GAATAAGCCGCCGCAATCTTAAATGGTGAAAGTGCTTCTTCACCTACTTCGTTACCGTCACTCGCGTCACTGTAACGTACTCTTAGTGTGTGGATTTGACCCACTGGACCTGTCATAGGCTGTACACCAACTAATTCGTTGGCAATAACAGTCGGCATAACACGTCGTATTACTGGTAGGATAACTCTATTTAGAGTTGCAACATTACCGGCTGATGTAGCGCCAGCACCTGCAGTCTCATTCAACCACTTGCGTGTGTTTTCAAGAGTACTTGCCATTACTGCTTTCTTATTGCCGTTAAGGCCTTCTAAAAGTGCAGTTTTGGTATCCTGCCAGCGGTTTTCTAGTAGTTCTGACATTATTTTCTCCTTAATTCAATCCTGCAAGTCTTCGAATGTCGACGATGTTGTCGGCTCCCGAGCTTACACTACTAACGTTAGATTCTTCTTTATTGCCTGTAATTGATTTTGCCTCAGCTTCTGTTAATGTCGCCTTTTTCTTTTCTGGAGTTTTCCCGTCAATAACTGCCGGCATGTACTTGTCAAATTGTTTTACTAATCTGTCAGTTTGTACACCTTCCAGTAAGTCTTTCATGATTTCACGTTGATCTCTACTCAATGGAGCAGTTAGGTCATCCATGATATCTTTTCTTTTGCTCGCTTCGGAAATTTTCTTAATTTCTGAATTTTTGCTTTCGATAACTTTTGTTTTATTATCAACATCTGCTTTAACTTCTGCAATTTGTTTTTCTTTAAGATCAACAACTTTCATTAGTTTAGCAGTTTCTGATTTTTCATTCAAGTAACTGTTAGTATACTCGTTTGAAAACGTTTCGAAAATCTTACGACCAAAGTCATTCTTACGAGCTGAATCAATATCTTCTTTAAGTTGGCTAATTTCTTTTGTAAGACCCTTGCCAACAATATCTGATACTAATTTAGCACTTTTTTCAACAAAAGTTGATTTAACTTTATTGAGATGTTTTTTAGCTTCACGTACTAATTTAACTTTCGTTTCAGCTAAGTCTTTCTTATCTTCTTGGAACTCTGCAATTTCTTTAGACAAAGCTTCAACCACAAATTCCTCAAGATTGCCAAACTTATTTGACATTACTTTTTGGTCATCATGTAATTCAGTTACTTCTTTCTTCAAAGACTTCATAACAAACTCTTTTAGCAAATTTGCGTTCTCACGCATAGCAATGGCATACTTTGCTCTTGCTTCTGCTAACTGTTTGCGGTCGTCTGTGAACTCGGAAATTTCTTCTGCTAATTTATCGCTCACCATAGAATCGATAGCTTCAACCATTTGTGATTTATCGTGTTCATACTTTGATGCGAACTCTTCGCGAAGTTCAGCGGTTACTTCCAATTTCGTTTCCAAAATCTTCTTATCCCACGCTTCTTGAATTTCAACTCTGATCTCTTCGGAAATTACATTGTTTTCAAAGAGTGATTTCAGTGCGTCCAACATTATATTCTCCTTTTACTGGAGCCCTTTGATGATATTCACCAAAGAATTCTTTAAATAGTCTTGTGCCTTTTTATCGCCTTGTACTTCGCGAGCCAAGTTCATAGCCTTATACCCCCCACGAGTATTCATTAAATGCTCGTATATTGGGGTTGGGTATGCCCCTGGAGCACTGGGTTGAGCTACTACGTCTACTGTGATTATTTCGTAGTCGCTTACTTGTCCGGAACCGTCTTCTGTAACGTTTCCGCTACCACGTGACGAGACTCCTAGTTTAACTCCGCTTTCCAGCATTGTTGAAACCAGGTTTCCCATCGGCGTTGGTAATACTTTAAGTTTTCCATAACCGTTTGGGCCATCCATCCACATTTCTGTGATCATATGGCTTACGCGGTCTAAGTTAATGTTAAGGCCTTCTGGATGATCAACTTCGCCTAAAACTGAATATCCACCTGTAATCTGGTCATTGAGAGTGTTGACAGCTCTACCTATCTCGGTAACAGGGTAAACACGTTGGTTGGCATTTTTAACCCCGCCTTGGATGCAAATTCCTTTTAAGTAAAGGTCTTTACCACCCTTGGCATTCTCGGTAGTCTCGATAACCATTTTAGCTTGGTCGAATGTTAAGTTCTCACGTAAATTGTGCAACACATTGCTCCTTAGCATTATTACGAACCTATTACTGAACCAGTATTAGTTCCGCCTTCTTCGCCTTTTCCCTTTTTCTCGGTACCGTGGCCTTTTGAATCAGACTTTAATGATTTAGAAGCTTTTCCACCAGGAACATTTACGTTACCAGCTGAGTCTTCTTTAGCATTGTTACCAGATAGTCCAGTATTTGAACCTCCAGTTCCTTCACCACCAGTTGCGATATTTTTAGCATCACCACCCATGTCATTTTTACCTGCTACTGGAGACGTAGTGTTATCACCATTGTCGCCCATTACAGCATTTACTTTTTCAACATACTCACGCATTTGTTCTGTGCTTGAAATTGGACCAGTCGCTTTCGCTACTTTTCCTTCGTATGCATTGCCTGTGTCAAGATCGGATCCAGCATTTACAGCCTCGTCCTCTGCTTCTTCATCACCTTCGTCGTCGTCGCCAGCGTCCATATCCATTTCTGGACCTTCTTCGCCGTCGTCGCCGTCGTCGCCATCGTTATCATCCATCATAGAATCAAATTCAGCTTTAAGATCATCAAGTGCATCTTCTAAGTCAACAACACGGTCTTCTAAGTCTTCGTCGTCGCCCGCATCGCCTTCTTCGCCGTCTTCGCCATCTTCATCACCTGCATCTTCAATGTCGCCGATCATAGCATCTGCTGGATCGCCGCCCATATCTGGCATGCCGTCTTCAGTGGGAACATCTTCTACTGGAGTAATGTCAACAAGTTCTTCTTTAACTTCTTGTTCATCACCTTTTTCGTCTTCGTCAGCTTTTTCGTCGACTTTATCGTCTTCCTTAGCTTCCGTATCTTCTTTTTCATCAACTTCAGCATCTTTTTTGTCTGCTTCGTCGACTTCAACTTCTGGCATGTCGTCGTCCAAAAGTTTTTCGTAAATGTTTCTAGATTTTTCAACAACTATTTCGTGAAATAGTTCTTCCGCTCCAGAGCGGTCTTCTGCGATGAGCTTTTCTAACATTTGCTCAAATTTATTTTTAATAGCCATTATTTTTCTCCTCCTGTTTATTTAGATAGTGTATTGCTGTCTACTGTATTTACATGTATAGGGAAAAAGTACGTGGTTATCGGCCTAAAACGGGCCGTTTTACATTAAGATTATAGGATCTTGAAAAAGTCCTGGAAATCTTCAATTGACATGTGATTCAGGTTGCCCCACACTTTTAAATTGTCTGGCAAGAATGAATCTTCTTTACTTGCTACACGTATATATCTCTTATGCGGATGTTTTTGAATTACAATACCTGTTTGTCTAGCCCAATTGCCGTGGTAAGTTGCTGTATCTTCAGATGTTTTATAATTTTTTGTATCTGCATATAGATTATTAATTTTGTTATTGTCCTTAGTACCTTTGTAATCAAAGCCTAAAATGTAGATTTCGCTATGATTATGTTCTTCTTCACTAGCTAAATGTAGTGCAGTAGGTCCGCTACTCCAACCTAAACTTGGGTCAAAGTAATTAAACTTATTAAAATCTTTATAAACTCTATTAGGATTTGTCCATACTTCGTGTGTAAGTTGCCAGCCAACAGCGTTAATTTCGTTTACCATCTTAGTATCAACAGCTACTAGATAATCAGGATCAAACTCTCTATATAAAGCATTACATCCGTATATTTGACCGTATGGTTTTAATTTGTGTAAGTTAATTGGTTTACGACTGGTGCCATTTCCGATAACAAATGCCACAGTAGATCTGGGCATAGAACTAGACTGCCTGTTCGACGTTCGCGGCTATTCCATACATTTGACGTACAAAGTCAAGATCTTTTATTTGTTCTTCGGAGTGTAAATCTGCCGCTTTACGAACTTTATTAATTTGTCGCAGGGTTAATCTTGTTTTGCGAGTATCATCTCGTTTTACAATAGAATCATCGTCAATAGGATCATACTGTTTATTATCCACTGGCTCGAGTGTTTCTTTATCGAAGTAAAATATTTCTCGCAACATTGTCATACTACTATTTATGCGGGAGGAGGTGTAGCACCGCCGTCGTCCGCTCCTCCGGTTGCTGTATCTGGTGCAGGGGCTGTTCCCCCATCTTCAGGAGCCGGGTCAGCTTCAGGATCAATATCTTCCATTCCGCCCATGTCAGCACCTATACCTGCTCCACTAATTCCGGCAGTTCTCATTTCGCCTGCGGCATCAGTTGGCAATGGTGTTAAGTTCTCGTCATTCTCTTCTTTCCAATAACGTTCATTCTCAGCAAGTTCTTCATCAGTCATTCCTAAGAAACGTTTTAATGCAAACCTATTTGAAATATAAGGTATAGCACTCATTTGTGTATACGTTGGAACACGAGCATTATCAAGTTCACTTTGTCTATAACTTGCAAAGTTTTGTGGTGGTTGCATTTTAAGATCAAACATTGCAGTATCAATGTTTACACCTTTTTCTAACAAGTAACGTTTAAATTCTTGATTAAATTCTTCTGTAAGTAAATTTTGTAATCTTTCACAGTAATTATTAAAACGTAATTCTTGAATATATGCTGTACCAACTCTACCATCTTGGTAATTGCTTTGTCCATCATCTGGACCAGTTGGTAAGTAAGAACTTGGAATACGTAATCCACGTACAAGTTTGTTAGTAAAATATTTTAAGTCGTCAATCTCACCTAAGTTTGTACCGCCTGGTAATGTTTCAACTTTTGATCCACGTCCTTCAGCAGTTTGTGGAAAGAAGTAATCTTCGTTAATTGATAATGGATTGTATGAACTATCAATTACGTTTGTACCGCCGCCTGTTGCACTAGGAATACGTCTTTGATGTATTTCTGTTTTAACTCGTTCGACAAATTGCATAGCAAGGTGACTTGGCATATTACCTACGTCAACGTAAAATACTCTACGTTCCGGTGCTCGTTGTACCCTATAAATTATAATTGCGTCTTCTAGTAATTCTTTTTGTTTGTAAACTTTAAAAATGCTTTCTAGTAATGAGTTACCAAACGGAAAGTTATTATCTAAACCCTCAGACAAACTAAGGTGTACAATATTTTCAGCATCAATAGTAAGTTCTTTAAGATCTCTAGTAAATCTTCCTGCACTTGCACCTTGGCTTGGTGAACCAACTTGTCCTCTGCTACCGCCTGTTAAATAACCTTCACCACCGCCTGAAACGTTACCGCTAGTTTGATGTGGTGTTGTAGCTACCATATGTGTAAAGTTTAAATTTACATCTCTAATAACATATTGTTCTGGTTTCTTACCTTCGGATTCGTTTACAATAATACGTGATACTTTT